TATCACATGACAATTATAAAATGACTATATCTTCTACAAGTTTTGTTAATAATGCTGTCTTCAGATTAAATTTTATTCCATAACACTCTTGTAATATTTCTATTAAATATGGCGACACAATAGATCTATTTATATACTCTCTCATCATTGTGTGTTCTTGAAGAGAGATAATATGATTTTGCAATCTTGATCTAACAATCTCTCCTAATTCTATCTTAGCCAGAGATAACTTTAGTCCAATATCAACATTGTATGTGTGGAACTTTGTTAATTTATTTGAAAATACATGATTTAGAACTCTTGTCATAAATTCTCCATAATGTAAGTCTTCCAAATCTGATACCTGTGTGGGACTTGCCTTTAATAATAACAATCTACGTTTTCGTGAAATTATCACATCAACTTCAGTTTTAGCCATACCAGACAGATGTTTTGCAACATTTTCTAATTGATCTATTGTTGTTTGTAACTCATGAGAATCTATATTTGATATTTCTGTTTCAGATAATATTGTGTCTAAATCTCTAGATGATTTAGAGATTATATCAAATGACTCCTCAACTACACTTAGTCCCTTGTATACAAATTCTGAACTTAGTAGTGACATTACTTTTCCTAGTGTGCCATCAATCCTTATTTTAAAATCCCTTTTGATGGATGATAAACAGGATTCAACTGTCATGCCTGTCTGTATCATGCACAATTTTTCTAGATTTGAGAAAAATCTGTTTGAGAAGGGCATTTGCCGCCATGATTCTAAGAATTCATCAGGTAGGTCTTCACCAGGATTTACTTCTTGTATACTTTCAGCAAAGGATTTTATTGAATTCATTGTCTCATCAGTAATATCTATATGTATATCATGATCTATAGATTCGATAACTGTCATATCATCTGCCCATGATAATGTTTTCTCAATAGATTTTTCAGTTAATGTGAATATTCGATCTAAGAATGAGTCTAGTTCTTCCATCACTTGAAGACTCATATCAGATTCAGCTTCATAAGATATAGACTTGTACTTTCCAGTAAGTTGAGAGAGAGCTCTAGATCGGAACTTACTAAGATCCCATCCCTTTAGCGTAGGTGTCTCATTAATAGTTTTCATAAATTTTTTAAAATCACCATAGGAGTCTGGAATATGTGATGAAATACTATCCTCAAATTCCATCATGTTTGCAGGGGTGTTATTATTCCAAAAGTTTAGTAATAAATCTGGACTATTAATATCGAGATCAGGATTCCAATCTCGTGATGAAAAACTTTCACTTAATATGGTATAGGATATTGAGGTCTCGTCAATCACTTCTGTGACAACTAAACGTATTGTTGTATTACTAATCTGTAAAGACCATGGTAGGTCCTCCATAGCTGTGATTACATCAGCACGAATAGTTTCTTCTAGCTTAATGGGGAAAGATCCTGAGTGTTCTGTATATTTAGAATGTATTTTCCCATTTTTTGATAACCATAAATCTGATTTAACATTGCTTGACCCTGAGCTCATTTTAATTTCTTTTAGTAATATTGAAAGTGATTTCCCCAATGTTTTAGCATCTGACAGATATTTTAATGTAATGTTATGTACAACATCATCTATCATTTCTATATGACAAGGTATCCCTATTACTTGTCCAATCCAGTAACCAGGACCCTTGGGAATACCATGTTTCATTTTTTGTGTTTGCGAAAAGAATCCTATTGCACTTTGCTTCTGTGACCTTATTTGATCTATTAAATGGATTTTGTTCATGTTATTAGCCCAGTCATATAATGTCTTTAATTTTCTGAATTTAGTGGGAATATCTTTATAAGGTTTATCTAATGAAGAACATGATTTAATTGATCTCTTAGCTATGTCCAATAACCTACTATTTGTCATCCAGTACGTTGTTAAAGAGAAAAGAAATGATCGAAGACGTAAACATTCAGTTATTCCATGTTCTGAAGCTGATCTCACTTTGACATCTGGCCAATATATACGAGTTAAACTATTTTCAATGTTTGTTTGTTTGCCTGAAGTATCCATAAGAGTGATATCTCTTGACTTCGATGTAAGATTTTCTAAAAGGATTTTAAGTTCAAGAGTGGATATACCTAGGAATTCTCTAGTTTCTTGTAGTGTGTCCTTCAGAAATTCATACTGCAATTTAGTTTCCTGCCATATTAAGTTAAATTGTCTTGAACTCAACATAACTCTTCCTCCTAGATTCCAGGCTTTTCTGCATAGACCCATAATATCATGATCCGTTGGATTTGGAGTAAATACTTTTAATTTGACCTTTGAAACTTTTTTAAACTCTTGTTTATAGATTATGTGTGATTTTGTGGTTTCCAAAATCATGGATCTGAAAGACTCATATTCAGCATGAAGGGGAAAAAATGAACTAACAGGAAGTGTATTAACATGATTGTGACAACTATATTCCCATAACAATTTAAGTAGGCATTCTTGATATGGAAAACCATCATCATTATATTGTGTTAAACAGGGTCTATCAAGTACAAATGCTGAAGTTGCCATCATCCTAATGAGGCTAGACACATTATTTATTGACTCTCTAACCCCTGGCTCAAATGCCTTTAAAACCATCATTGGCATGCAATCATCCCAAGAATATTGTTTTTTAAAAAGAATTAATGGGTCATCCTCAATTATTTGCAAAGCATCTTCAATAGATTTGAGAGATAATCTATCAATTAAAGATTGCCATAGATACATTTTCCCAAATCTTAGTTTCACAGATTTCAAATCTCTAGTCATGTGGATTCTATCAGATCCTTCAAAATTAAAGTGCTGAGAACTTTCGTCAATAATGGATTCTGGAGTGTAAACACCTGACTTATAACAAGTATATAGTACAAAGTCAAATCCTGACACTGCACATGACAAGTCAAAATCTAGGGGAAAAAAACCTAGAGAAGGTGAAGTGCCATCTGAAATAAACTGAGACAGGATTTCACCCAAGTTTGTATTATAGATACCCAACATCATATAATGTAGCCAGCACTGGCACAGTTGAATAACTGCACATTCCAATGTACTAGCTCCTCCTTCCAAACATTGTGATAAAACATTATAAAACATTCTATATCTATCTACAAACCTTTCTGTTAATGACAACTCCATACAAGCAGAGATCCATCTAAAAGTTGGTTTAATTATAGAATGTCTTAAATGCCACTCTGAATTAAACTCTATTAAATCTATAGTTCCAATTGAGCTCTTACATTCATTCCAATAAACAGATAAGTACTGAGAAAATGTTTCTTTAAATTTTAATAACATGTATGCTCTAGAGAGAACTTTTGGGCTTATGGTTCCAGAAACTCCTAACATCATTCCAGAATCATCTGAACCTTGAACTATGGTACAAGTGATGCTTGTACCAAGTTTCTGAGCAGTTCTAATAATAATCAATCTGCTAACTTCATGAATCATCGTATGATATAATGAACTTGTGTAATGTAGAATTCCTTGCATCATTCCTGATTTTATTTCCATTTTATTTCCTAAGGGCTTTGTAATCACTTCTGAAGCATTGTAAAAATCTGATCTAAATCTAATAAATACTTGATCTCCTGAAATTGTTTTCTCATTTTTAAGTAATGTTGCAACAAATGGTAGAGGAAAATTAATCTTCTTTGTGCTCCACAATCTTAAGGTTCTCATTATATAGTTATGTAGTGATTTATGAGTGATTGATATTAACATAGCAGCAAAATGCGATGAATGGTGTCTTTGACACCATTTGGACGCATCAGCAGATTTTGATATCACAAAATATTTTGGATATTTAAGTGCTGTTTCTTGATAATGATCAGTAACAAATCTGGATTTAGTTTCAGGATGTGTCAACACTTCAGATGGGAATAGGCTACAGAATGATTTTGAAATTAGTTCAATCCCATACTGAATCAATCTAGCTTTGATCTCCAAGACATGAATTTCTCGTTCTCCTCCATGTTGAGGTTTTGGAAAGATATCACTATCAAAATATCCCTTAAATTCCAATTCCCTCAAAGCCCAGGGGATAAGCTGCATGAAATGTCTGACGTGTCGACCAGTCTCAGACATATATTGTTTCACTATTCCAATTAATGCTTCTAACACTTTAGGTCTTTTCTTTGCTTCATCAGTATTTTCTTTTATTAAAACATTATAAACTTCAGATCTAGACATATTCTCATTTTCCCCAGATACTGAAATATCCTTGGTATGATCTCTAGAACTAGCTTTCAATGTTGCTAGGTCTACAAAACTGGTTTTTGCTAGAGAATGAATAAAGATGTTCAGATGAGTTGTTTTGAAATCAGCCCCTGCCCTTTCAGATAAGCAAGTTTTAAAATAATGCAAAACAACCTTTAGAACTGAGGGATCAGTAACATAAGTGATTGGGCCATCTACCATTTTATTAAAGCAAGATTTGACAGAGTCCCTGAATTTATATTCTTCCTGTAAGATTTTCTTCAAAATTTTAAAAGTTCTATCAGATCCTCTAGCCCGCTCCTTGGATATCACATAGCCATAATAGAATTCATTGATCTTTTCTTCAATACTGATTTCTATATTATCAATAATACTTCTTATGTTTAAATAGTCATATATTGTTAAATCTCCCTCTTTTTTTTTGGTACTTTAATAATTTTATGTTCATTATAGTGATCCATTAGAATTATAGTTTTAGATAAAA